TATTATGAAGATATTTTTTATCATGTATCTAAAACTATCGAGCAATATGAAAAATCTGATTATGCGAAAGACTACACTCAGTCAGAACTAGCTTGTATAATAGAATATTTGGAAGACAAATTTGAAGACAAAATATCTAAAGTATGGAGGGTGCAAAACAATGTTGAAATTAGTTAAAAAATCAACTGCGAAAAAAACTACAAATTGTGCAGTAACATATAGAGCGGGTGGAGCTGACAAATTTGCAACTTGCCCAATCGATTGTAATTTAAAACCTGACACTTCAGCGGGTGCAACTGAAATAGATTATAGCTATCTTGATGCAGTATCTGATGCCGTCCCAAAAGGCGGCGTTAGTTTTACTTACTCACATTTTAACCCTAGTTTATGGAAACATAAATTAAAGATAGGTAAAACTGTTATAAACTATTCAGCTCGAAACTTAGCCGACTTGTTTTTAAATTCATTCGTACCCGCAGTAATAAACGTAAAAGAAACATTCTGGAAAACAAATGGCAAATCAGAAACTATTAACGATCATAAGATAGTTAGATGCCCCGCAGAATATACCAGTACAGATTGTAGCACTTGCGGAAATGGAAAACCTTTATGTAGTCGTATGGATAGAAACTTTATTGTAGGGTTTACCGATCACGGCGTTTATAAGAAAAAGGCGGGTAGTGAAAAAGATAACGGCGGTTGTTATGCAACTGGAGGAAATGTTTTATTACATTGGAACGCCACAACTCAGACAGCTGATGAAGATCCTGATGAACTAAAACTTTTAAAATTTGTTCAGGAACTACCATATGGAACTGTATTAAGGCACCACATAGCGGGAGATTTTGGAAAATGTTAATACATAATATATATTCACTACCAAAAGGAATCACTAAAGATGAAATTAAAAAGAATGGGCTTTTTGCTTCTTTAGATAAGTATAAAATTAAATATGAAATTAAAATAGTAGATGGGACGTTTACTATCATTTATGGAGATTTTTAAAAGCTATAAAAACTAAAAACTTTACATATAAGATAAATCGTATACTATTTAAGCGGGGCATCACACCCCGCTTTTTTTAATTGCATTTTATATAGGAGAAAAATATGCGACATTTAGAAAACGAAAATAAATCTTTAGAAGATATGCTTCATGTTATTACTGAGCAGAATAAAATGAAGCAAGACTACATTGCGCCGACTAATCAGCTTCAGTTTAGAACGATTGAAAGCGAAGATAGGGTACATGGAACTAATCACAGCCAAATAGTTATGGAAGCGAATAACGGCGAGGGAACTAAAATTCTTAATGTTAATCAACATTGCTTCGACCAAATAGCTCAAAAGGCTGAGATAGCGACGCCAACGGCTAGACGTTTACAGCAGAACTATCCAAAAGAGATGGATAATTTGATTAACGCTATTTGGCAAAAAGAAAATTCTAAACGTATGGTTAGAACTTTTGATAATTCAAATCATACAAACCCGTTTAATTATGACAATCATACGGGTACGGCTAGAGCTTTCTTATCTGATAAGTTTAAGACTTTTGATAATTCTGATTTATTGGAATCAGCTTTACCGACACTTGGAGAGTCGGACGCCAGTTGGAAAATTGTTAATTATGCTAATACCGATAAAAAACTTTACATACGTTTAAAATCTGAAGTTATACAATCTGATGCAGGATTAAATGATTTAATGGCACATGGAATTGGAATTAGTAATTCTGAAACTGGATCAGGATCAGTAGCTGTATTTGGCATAGCTTGGACGTTAGCTTGTTTAAATGGTATGCAAACCGAAAACGTAACCCGTAAGGCACATATAACTTCAGCGAGGGACGGCGACACTTGGAATGTATTAACCGACGAAACTAAACAAGCTGACAACCATAGTTTAAAACTTCAGCTCAGGGACATTGTTAGCTCATACGCTAGTAGAAATGCTTTTGACGAAAACATTGAAAAAATGAAAAGAGCTAAGGAGGACGTAGTTAACGTACCTATGAATGAATCAGTCGAAAATTTAGGAAAAGTTTTAACTTTATCTAAAAAAGAAACTAGCAATGTACTAGAGGGTTTACTTCAGACTATAGGACAATCAGGGTATGAACAAAACCAAAAGATTAATAGGGCAACACTTGTTAACGCTTGCACATCTGTAGGTAATACTTCTGATCCTGACAATGTTGATTTTTGGCAACGCCTAGGAGGAAAAGTTTTAAACCTAGGTAAAACCGACTGGAATAGGGTAGCAATGGCAAGTTAAAAACTACCCACATATTAACGCCGATTTAAGCCCCGTCCAGACGGGGCTTTTCTTTTTTAGGAAAGTATGCATAATATCCCATATCACTAACTGTATAGGATAAAATAAAATGACTAAACGACAATATAAAATATATGAAAAAAACCCTACCCAATGGGAAATTAGTTTAGGTCTAATATTTGTAGACCTCGAAGAGGCTAAAAAAGTAGAAAATTTTGACCGTAAACAATATAAAGATTGGCTACATAAATTAGTAGACCGAGATGAGATTGAAATTATTGAAATGTATAATCCTGACATTGATGAACATTTAACTCATTACTTAGAGCAAAATCCAATGGGTTATGGGTTATATTTAAAATCTGATAAAGGATTTACTCAGGACGGCTTTTACATGACTGAAGAGGACGCCCTCCATTATCAGGAAGAACGAGCTGAAGAAATGCCTGAGATTAAAACTTTTATATTTAAAACTCATGATAATGAAAACGAGGAGAATAATTAAATGAACGTAAATGATTTAATTAAACACTTACAAGATCTAGTAAAACAAGATTCTGATATTGGGGAAATGTTTATCAGAGTTATTGAACAATCAGAATATGAAAACTTGGACGGAAAAATAGAAGGCGATAGCAAACCTAATTATTGGATAGATTTAAAAAAACAAATATTAGTATGTCCAATGCCAACGGGCAGTATGCCCTCCGATCCAAACCACAAAGGCGAAATAGTTTTTGTAGGCGAAGAATAAACTTATCTGGAAACAGCTGACAAAAGACCCGTTAATTGACTTTAACGGGTTTTTTTTGTACTTATTAAAAATCACATTAACTTTATAGGAGAAAAAACCAATGGCGTTACATTATAATTTAAAAGAATGTAATCTTGAAGGCGTCCCTGATAACATTGTTACTGAAATGATTTATTGTACTATGGTTATAGAAATTGGACATTTTACCGAGAAAAATATTAAGGAAGTTTTTTATAGAATTTCTATAGCTGAAATGTTTAATGGTTGCCCTTTTCATTTTGAACCCAAAACATTTAAATCAATACTTGCTGATATGGATTTATTGAAAAAGTTTATAGGGTTAAAAACTAATGTAGGTAATACACCAATGAGAAAATGGTTTAGTACTAAGTTTAAACAACAACAAAAAATAGATTCCAAAATTGGAAAAGACAAAATCATTTATATTTAATAGGAGTTTTATAAATGCCAAAAGATAAATTAAATTTAGATCAGCTTATGAACAATTTAAATCAGGTAGGCTTAAACGTCATAAATTTTGATGAACATTTTCAAGAGCAGTTTTTTAACGAAAAAGAAAACAAAAAAAGCGAAGTAAAAAAAGATAAATCAGATAAATAAACTTATCTGGAAAAGCTGACAAAAGACCCGTTAATTGACTTTAACGGGTTTTTTTAATATAAAAGAAGAATCACATTTAACATTATAGGAGTTTTACTTTTGATTAAAAAATTCAAAACTAAAAACGACTACATCAACGAAATTTTCAAATATGTTAAAGATCCCGAATATATCAATTATTTGAAAAAATCACATAAGGACGTAGTTGTTGAATCATATCAAGAGCTTGTACACGGGAAAGTTATCCCAGTTTAAACTTTACGAGCTGAACGAGATAAAAACCCGTTAATTGACTTTAACGGGTTTTTTATTATTATATGGGATAAATCACATTTAACATTATAGGAGTTTAAAAAATGCGACAATATCCAATCTGGAATATTATAACAGCTTGTATCTATAACAGCTGTAAAAGTTACGGCGTTAAAAATACTGGAGAAGTAGAAGTTAGAGTCGGCACCAGTTCAAGAAATAGCCATTTATTTTTGAAACATTGCACAACCCACCGACAATTAGAAAACGGCGATAAGGAATTTAGATTTTATATTGACGGGCAATTAATCAAAAGAGCTGTACTCCATAAAGGCAAATCAGAATTAAAGTTTTATGATGGAGCTTATCCGACCAATTCAAAATATTTGAACACGCCGATTGAAAACGGAGTATTAACAAATAATAATTTTATTGATCTAAATAATACGGGAGGCAAATGGTGATTCGTTTATTTATTGAAATACTTTGTTTTATTTCTTTTTGTGTATTTTGTTTATATTCATTAATTGCTTTTACATAATCAACCACCAAATAAAACGAATTAAGCGCCGTTATTTTAACGGCGTTTTTTTTATCCTTACTTTCTTTTTTAACGTTCTAGAAACAGCCTTAGCTCGTTTAAATGATAATCAGTATTAAATAGTTAATTAAGGCACCGTGCGCCAATCGTCCAGAGCTGAAACGTATAGAACATTAATAATATTACTTAAACCGTGATTCGCAATTTAAGCAGCGCTTAACGTCACGAAAAAAGAAAGCGCTGCTTTTTTTTATTAATGCGCCGTGATCCGTGCGCCGTGATCCACGAAACGAACGCCGAAAAGCATAACACCAGCTGAAGGAGATAAGAACGCCGACGCTTAAAAAATTGCTTAGGATCCTTAGAAAATAGAGGCTAATTCGCGCGCAAAAAATCAGGAAAAACGGCAAAAAATCGACGGCGCGCGTGCGTTGGCTAGCGCAGGCATGTGCTAAGTTTTTCACAAACAATTAGATAAAAATTGAAATAGCGATTAACTATAGTATAATAAGCCATAAATCGCATAAAATAAGATACGTTAGGGGCCCCTATATGGAAGTTACATCACACGACGAGAGACGCTTAAAACTCGAATTACGTTTAGCACAATTAGAGAAGAATGAAACTTGTCAAAAACAGTTTTTATCATTTGTCAAAACCATCTGGCCGAGCTTCATACAGGGCAGGCACCACGAGATCATAGCCGAGAAGTTAGAACGGGTAGCGACGGGAGAACTGAAACGTCTGATTATCAATATGGCACCTCGTCACACGAAGTCAGAGTTCGCATCCTTTTTGTTTCCGGCGTGGATGATGGGCAAAAATCCGAATATGAAGATCATTCAAGCGACACACACAACAGAACTAGCGGTCAATTTTGGTCGTAAGGTCAAAAACCTTTTGGACACAGAAGAGTTCCGTGAAGTTTTCCCCGATGTAAAGTTAGCAGCGGACAGTAAAGCGTCTGGAAGATGGGACACGAATAAGGGTGGCATGTATTATGCGGTCGGTGTTGGATCAAACTTAGCTGGTCGAGGTGGTGATCTTGTTATAATCGACGATCCGCACTCGGAACAGACTGCAATGAGTAACAACGGCTTTGAAGATGCATGGGATTGGTACACTGGGGGCCCCCGACAGAGGCTCCAGCCGGGTGGCAGTATTGTTTTGGTCCAGACTAGGTGGTCCGAAAAGGATTTAACGGGGCAGTTAATGCGTTCTATGGCTAAAGATAAGCTTGCAGACCAGTGGGAAGTAGTGGAGCTGCCTGCTATTTTTGATAGTGGACAGCCGTGTTGGCCAGAATATTGGAGTTTGGACGATTTGACAGCTGTGAAAGCGTCAATACCACCCAGTAAATGGAACGCGCAGTACCAACAACGGCCCACGGGTGAAGAAAATGCGATAATTAAGCGAGAATGGTGGCAAAAATGGGAAAAAACAGCAGTTCCTAACCTACAATACGTCATTCAGAGTTACGATACGGCGTTCTCGAAACGAGAAACGGCTGACTTTAGTGCGATAACAACATGGGGCGTGTTTTATCCAGAAGAACAGGGCGGACCACCGGCTTTGATACTGCTTGATAGTAAAAAAGGACGCTGGGACTTCCCAGAGCTGAAAGATCTGGCGCTAGATCAGTATAAATATTGGGACCCAGAGACAGTTATCATAGAAGCGAAGGCTTCTGGTATGCCTTTGACCCACGAATTACGGAACATGGGCATACCGGTGGTTAACTTTACACCGAGTAAAGGCAACGATAAGGTATCAAGAGTGCATGCGGTATCTCCGTTGTTTGAAGCGGGTATGGTTTGGGTCCCCGATGAGGCTTTTGCTGATGAAATGATAGAAGAGGTTGCAGCTTTTCCAAATGGAGAGTATGATGACCTTGTTGATAGCATGACACAGGCTCTCATGCGGTATCGTCAGGGTAATTTTGTACAGCTGCCGAGTGACGATTGGGACGAGAGCGATGTATCAGCACAGGTAAGGGCTTATTATTGAGGTGTAAATGGCTGATCCTCAGCAAAATTACAGAAACGTACTTTCAAGACTAGAGGCTAAAGATAAACAAGGCACTTCTGCACAGGATTTGTATGACGCAGCGTCGTTTCTGCCCGGCACAGGAGAAGCGATAGCTGCATACGAGCTGCCCGGCATCTTATCGCAGAGCGGCGAGATGATTCAAAGCGATGACTTTTTGGAAGCAGCGGCTGGCACTGGTTTAGCTACTCTAGGGATTGCAAGTGTTTTGCCTATGGTGGGTCCCGCAGCGAAAGCAGCTAGAAAAGGTCTTGAAGGTTTTATTCCGTACATGGGACCAAAACTTGCTACAGAAGGTCCTGACAGTTCTATTATGGCTATGACAGACTTTGAGCCTCCCAAAGGAGGGACCAAGGCAGCTGATGATATAGATCTAGGTTCGGGCAGCTTATTTGCCCCAGAAAGTAAGAAAGGTAAACAACTTCTTGTTTTATCTTGTAGCTCAACAAAGTGTCCTGACGTTGGGGACATGAAAGCAGTTGACCGTTACTTGGGGCCCGTATTCCAAAGTTTGAAGAAACAGGGTGTGCCGGATAACGTAGATGTAGCTATTTTGTCAGCCAAACATGGTTTGATAAGGGCGGATACTAAAATAAAAGATTACGATCAGCTGATGGATACCAACAGAGCAAGTGAATTTAAACAAGACGCTGGCCAAATGGACAGGATAAAGAACACATTAGAGGGCTACGACAAAGTTGTGGTTCAAGGTGGAAAAAACTATAAGGACGTAATACGAGCTGCGTCAGGTGATGCGAATGTAACAGAGATACCGGGTGGTAGGGGTATCGGAGATCAAAGAAAATCTGTTAAGTCAGCTCTGGCTTTTAGCAAGATTGATACGCCTGTTTATCATTACACACCAGCATCAGAGTTAGGTTTTACAACTTTTGATCCGGATAAAGCTGTAACACCTTTAGATGCTCTAGGTGTTCATGTTGGGACAAAAAAAGCTGCTGCGGACAGGTTTGAAGATTTGAACAGATTGGATTTAGCAAGCGGATCACAAAAAGTAACTGGTAATCTTGGTGTAGATGAGGCGGGTAATTTTATTCCTAAAACAACCCGTGGTGGTACTTATCCACTTTTAGCAGATACCAGCAAACCGTTTAGTCCAAAGACAGTTGATAATAAGCGCTTTCAAGGCGCTACAGAGTGGAGTGAATTTGATCTTACTGAGCATTTAATAGATGAATTTAACAAAACTCTTCCCAAAGGAGTAGATTTTGATGGTTACTACACCATGAAACACTTATCAGCTGAACCGGGGTATGAAGACTTTCCTTTCGCAAAGTTTAGAGACTTTGTAAAAGGTTACAGAAAAAAATTATCAAAAGAAGGCTTTACGCATATACCTTACATAAATGATGTTGAAGACTACAGTTCCACTTCTTTTATAATGCTTGTAGACAGACCAAAAGGCAGCACTAAGGTTTTGCAAAGCCCTTTTGCAAAGAAGGATCCCGCAGCTGCGGATGATCCAGATATAATGAAAGCAGAAGGCGGCGTCGTTAGTATGAAAGACAGAGCTGTTAACATAAACCGCGGCCCACGGGGCATAGAGCCTTTTGTACAATATTTTGATAGTGGCGGTGTAGTGCAGTCAGTAAAGGACTACATAGGTAGTTTTTTTGAAGAAGAGCCAATTGTACCAGAAAGAAACGTATTTGAAGAGCAACGTATAGTTGCTGAAAACAGTCCTTACCCAAAAGACATACCAATAGTTCAAACAGAAAAAGAAGCTCTCTCGGATCTTGCGGACAGAGAGATGGGTTTGGAGTTGATAAATAGAGTTGGTTTTGATCCACTGGCTTACAAAATAATGCAAGCCGGTTTAAGAGACAACAGGACTTTATCTGATTTTCTTGAAATTTATCCAACCGTAACAACAGATATGACGGAAAAAGAACAGAAGGATGCTTTGACAGATAAGATTAGAGGGCTAGGTCTTGCTAGTGGCATGTACTTTCCCTTAGATAATATGGTTGTGGTTGAGCCTATGGACACAGCAATCTCTTATTTTCAAAGCCCGACAGACATGATAATTATGCACGAAGTTTTACACAAAGGTGCAGAAACACTAAAAAAGGATCCTAATGTAAACATAAAGACTTTACGAGAAAAATTGGATGCAGGGGATTATGAAAATATTGGAGACGACACCAAATCGGGTAGGGCAGAGCATAGGTACATACAGGCCATAGTCAACAAAGCTTACTTAGATAATATGCTTACTAACAGTTCGATTTACGCTAACAGGGAGTTAGCACGAGCTGAAAAAACTATAAAGGACCCAAATGCAAGAGTAGGTGAAAAAATAGTAGCCGAAAGTAATATAAAAAATATTCCTAAATACATAGACAGAGATAAAAAACAAGACATAATAAAAGAAATTAGAAGATCCACAGAAATGTACTTGGAGCCTACAAGTAAAGAAGTATTTAAAAAACATATGGAAATACTACATCCCGGAAAAGGCTTGTTTGACAGGGACAAAGTTTATGTTGAAGAAAATTTTAATTTAAATGAATTAAAACAAATATACGATACTTTAAACATGATTATGTTGAATGAGCCCGGCACAAAAGAGTTTGCCCTTGAAATGTCAAAGGCAGCGCCCGCTGGCGCATCGATAAGAGGTTATTCGGATCTTTTTCCACAACAGTTTGCTGACCCGGTAAGACCTTATGAAAAAACATACACTGATGTTACTCCAGATATGAGTTATATTGATGTTATGAGAGAACGGGATAAATTTTTAAGAAAAGCGAGAAAAAAAAGAGAAGCTGAAGAAAACAAAGCCGAAGGCGGCGTAATAGGCTTAAAGGATAAAGCTGTTAATATGTACAGAAATAGGTTATGATTTTCAAAAGGAGATCTAAATGGCAAGAGAACCAATAGCAAGCATTATGGACAAAGTGCCAACTCAACTTGACGAAGATGAGTTACGCGCTGAGGTCAACGTAGAACTTCCTGAAGCTATGGATGATATGTTAGAAGCCTCGCCTGAAGTAGAAGTAACGCTAGAAGATGACGGCGGCGTAGTTGTGGACTTTGATCCAAACGTAGGCGGACCAGAAGGTGAGTTTGGTGAAAACTTGGCAGAACAGCTATCAGACACAGAACTTGGCAGGATCTCTGGTGAATTAACAGGTGAGTTTGAAGAAAACAAATCAAGTAGACAGGAGTGGGAAGATGCTTTCGCTAACGGTTTGGAGTTGTTGGGATTTAATTACGAAGAGCGAGCACAGCCTTTCAGAGGAGCAAGCGGTGTCACGCACCCTTTACTCGCTGAATCAGCCACGCAGTTTCAGGCACAAGCCTTCAATGAGCTGCTGCCACCGGGTGGTCCAGTCAGGACACAGGTCTTAGGCTCCAGCACACCTGAGAAAGAAGATCAGGCGCAGCGTGTAAAAGAATTTATGAACTTCTACATTTCTTCTGTTATGGAGGAATACACACCAGAATTTGACCAGATGTTATTCTATTTGCCGCTTGCGGGGTCAACATTCAAGAAAGTTTACTATGATGAGAACTTAGGACGGGCTGTAAGTAAATTTGTACCAGCTGAAAACCTAATTGTGCCGTATAGCACATCTGATTTAGAAACATGCCCTAATATAACTCATGTAGTTAAAATGAGCTTGAATGACCTGCGTAAGAGACAATTATCAGGCTTTTATAGGGACATACCTGTGATACCAGCGCAGGGCGATAGTAACGCTGTGCAGGAGGAGTTGGAGCGTATTGATGGGATGTACCCATCAAACGTAGACTACGACTGTACTTTACTTGAGTGTCATGTTGATCTTGACCTAGAAGGTTACGAAGAGATGGACGAGGACGGTGAGCCTACAGGTATTAAGGTGCCGTATATTGTTACAATATCACAGGATAACGGCCAAATACTATCAATTCGCAGGAACTATAACGAAGATGACGAAGACAAAAAAAAGATACAGTATTTTGTTCATTATAAGTTCTTACCGGGCTTTGGTTTCTATGGACTAGGATTAATACATACTATTGGTGGTTTATCAAGAACCGCGACTGCTGCACTAAGACAACTGATTGATGCAGGCACGCTATCTAATTTACCAGCTGGCTTCAAGGCCCGCGGCCTACGGATCAGGGATGACGATGAGCCGTTACAGCCGGGTGAGTTTAGAGACGTTGATGCACCGGGCGGGGACATAAGATCGAGCTTGATGTCGCTGCCATTTAAGGGTCCAGACCAGACTTTGATGGCGTTGTTAGGCTTTGTAGTTGATGCAGGACGGCGATTCGCGACCATTACTGATATGAAAGTAGGCGATGGCAATCAGCAGGCAGCGGTAGGTACAACTATTGCTATGTTGGAACAGGGCTCACGGGTCATGTCAGCTGTACATAAGAGATTGCATTATGCGATGAAGTTAGAGTTTAAGTTGTTATCGAAGGTGATGGCTGACTTTTTACCTGACGAATATCCATATAGTATTACGGGTGTAGATGGTACGATTAAGAGACAGGACTTTAACGAGATGGTTGATGTAGTTCCTGTGTCCAATCCTAACATATTTAGTCAGGCACAGAGAATATCTTTGGCTCAAACCAAGATGCAGCTTGCAACAGCGGCCCCTGACATGCACAACATGTACGAAGTATTCAGGGATATGTACGAGGCTTTAGGTGTAAGAGATATTGACAGAATATTGAAAAGAACTCCTGAGCCTGAGCCTACCCCGAAAGACCCGGCTCAGGAGAACATAGATGCGTTAGACCAGATACAGCTAGTTGCTTTTGAAGGTCAGGAGCATGAAGCGCATATTATGTCCCACATGGTTTTTGGATCAACACCGCTTGTTGCAGGAACCCCGCAGATAGCTGTGGCATTACAGAAACATATAATGGAGCATGTAAGGATTGGCGCCAAGGAGCGTGCTATGCAGGAGATGATGCAGGCTACGGGCGGTCAGCCTATGCAGGAAATGCAGAGTTTAGAGTTAGAAGCGAGGATTGCACAGTTGATAGCCGAAGGTATGGCACAACTCAAGCAACTAAGTGGACAGCTCACGGCTCCCGGACCAGATCCGTTGGTACAGCTCAAGGAGAAGGAGCTACAGGTCAGAGCACAGGGAGAGCAGAACGATGCACAGATTGACAGAGCTAAACTGGGTCTGGAGCAACAGAAGGTACAACAAAGAGACGCACAGTTTGATAAGAGGCTTGCAAGTCAGGAGAAGCAAACTGCTGCAAGGATCAACGCAGCTGAAAGGCGTGAAGTAATGAAACAACAAAAAGGAGGTCAGTGATGGCTAGAAAAGGTGATGGAAGAACAGAGAAGGATTTAAGAAAAGAATTTTTTGACGGTCCGGCTTCTGATACCATGAGTTTTGAGCAGTTCTTAATACAGCAGGGTCATGGTGATAAGGTAAAGCCTATCAAAATGGCTGATGGTGGCGCAGTAGAGTTAGTTCGCGGCGACCCTAACTACTACAAAGATTTGGTGTAGTGACAGCATTTATGCTTGCTTGTTACATGAACGGGGTAGCACAGGGTGCGATATACTTTAGATCGGTTAATGATTGTCTTTACTACACTAAGTTTTTAGATGAACAGCAGTATAAAACAGAAACTGGTCAAAAACAGCTTTACGAGTGCATATGTAAGCTAGTCCCACAGATTAACCCGGACAAAGTGAAAGTGTATTGATGCAATGAAACAAAAGAAACTACAAAAATCTTCACAATACGACAAATACGATGTAGACGGAGACGGGGTGATTACTGACGAAGAGTTTGCTCATATGTCAGAAATTAAAATGTTAGAGCATGATTTACGAAAACAAAGGGCACAGAGACGTATGGCTACGGCTAGTTTGGTTGCTATGGCTTTATTTACTGGTGCAATGTTTTTTGTCGATCTCGAAAGAGTTAAAGCACTTTCCGATATTAGTAATCTTTTTTATATCACTGGCGGCGGGATTGTTGCTGCTTACATGGGAGCTTCGGCTTTTATGAACAGAGGAGGTAAGTAATGTTACAAGCATTGATTGGTCCAGTAACAGGGCTATTAGATAAATTTATACCTGATGCGGACCAGAAGGCGAAGCTGGCTCACGACATAGCCACTATGTCTGAGAAGCATGCTCAGGAATTAGCACTTGCTCAGATAGATGTTTTGAAGGAAGACGCTAAAGGTAACTGGTTTCAAAGCTCGTGGCGACCCTTGATTGGCTGGATTTCGGGTCTATCTCTTGGAATAAATTACATGGTAGCACCGATTTGTGCAGGTTTTGGTATCACAATACCCCAAGCAGACATGTCTGTGATGATGCCGTTGATGTTTGGCATGCTCGGAATTGGCGGAATGAGGTCATTTGACAAGTTAAAAAAGACGGATACAAAGAAATGACAAGATTAAATTTAGAATTGTTTAGGTTTTTCAACAAAATAGGTAATTATTTTTACAGAAAACATGTTGAGGGGGTCAGGCGTGGCACTCGATGATGAGATTTGCTACATCCACAAAGTAGCTTTTGTCCCTATAGAAGAGGAAGAACCTATTCCTTTTGCAGGCATCATAAAATTCCTTGAATATAAATGTCCAATGTGCGAAAGTAGAACACAAGATATAAGACATTATAAGACAGAATAAGAAAATATGAGGTTTTTATGGCAAAAAGTGAGATTTATCTTGCAGAAGCTGTATTTCGCGTTATAAATGAAAGAAGAAACATCGTTGAAAATGTTTTGAGACATAACTCGATAAAGAGTATGGAGCATTACAAACAGATGATGGGTGAAATGGAAGCGTTGGAATACGTTGAGAACGAGATAAAAGATTTATTAAACAGACAAGAGGTAGATGATGAGTGAGAATGGTTTAGAAGAAACCTATGTAGATCCCAAAGATCGCGTCTTAGACCCCTCTTTAATCAGCGGTACACTATTAGAGCGTATGCCTTCTCCTACAGGTTGGAGGTTACTTATACTGCCGTACAGGGGTAAAGGTAAAACAGAAGGCGGTATATTGCTGCCAGATCAGTTAGTAGAAGAGGGTCAAGTCTCTACACAAGTTGGTTATGTATTAAAAGCTGGTCCTCTAGCTTACAAAGATGAAACAAAATTTCCGTCAGGACCGTGGTGTGCAGAAAAAGACTGGGTAATGTTTGCTAGGTACTCTG